TCGAAGAATGACGAGTATCTCATTATTCTTACAAGTTCCGAAGGTACTGTAAGAAATGGTATAGGAGATACTATCAAGATGGAGATTGAGGATATTCTTAATGGCGAGTATTACAATCCTCACGTTTCCATTTGGTATTACAGATTAGATGATATTTCTGAAGTTGAAGCGGGTAAGAAAGATCCATCTATATGGCTTAAAGCAAATCCTAATCTCGGCAAAACCGTAAGCTATGAAACATATCTTCTTGACGTAGAAAGAGCTGAACACGCTCCTTCTGCCAGAAATGACATTCTTGCCAAAAGGTTTGGTATTCCCATGGAAGGCTATACATTCTTCTTCACATACGAGGAGACACTCCCGCACCGAAGAAGAAGTTATTGGTCCATGCCATGCGCACTTGGTGCCGACCTTTCCCAGGGAGACGACTTCTGTGCGTTTACTTTTTTGTTTCCACTTGGAAACGGTAAGTTTGGAATCAAGACCCGGAGCTATATCACTTCACTTACGATGATGAAACTACCTGGGGCGACAAGGCTCAAGTATGAAGAGTTTCTGAATGAAGGAAGTCTTATAGTTCTCGATGGAACGGTGCTTGACATGATGGAAGTTTACGAAGATCTTGATCGTCATATTATCGATTGTGACTATGATGTCCGTTCATTCGGTTTCGACCCATATAACGCAAAAGAGTTTGTAGAACGTTGGGAGACAGAGAATGGACCATTTGGAATTGTGAAAGTTCCTCAGGGTTCTAAGACGGAATCAGTTCCATTGGGAGAACTTAAGAAGCTCTCGGAAGAGAGAATGCTCCTTTTCGACGAGCAGCTTATGATGTTCGCTATGGGAAACTGCATAACTGTCGAGGACAATAATGGAAACCGCAAACTTCTTAAGAAGAGACGCGAAGCTAAGATAGATAATGTCGCGGCCATGATGGATGCTTACATTGCATACAAGGCTAACAAGGAAGCCTTTGAATAGAATTCAAAATGAGTGATTATTTGATACATTACGGCATTAAGGGTATGAAGTGGGGGGTTCGAAGATATCAGCCTTATTCTATGGTTCCGAGAAAGTCTGGACAGACTGGAAAAGAAAGAATGGTGGAATCTTTAAGCACCAAGATGAAACATTTTTCTTATGACTTTACGGATCACCCACTTAAATCACCAAGAGAAGTCGCCAGATCTAAAAGTGGAAATTGTCACGATCAGGTAATGTATGAACTCTCGGAGTTACGAAAGATTGGGAAAAACCCAAAGGCTGCATTCCTGATCGAAGCAAACCCGATGACAAATCAAGGCGGAACAACCCACTCTTTTGTATATTACAAGGAGGGAAACAAGACTGTTTGGTTTGAAAATGCTTGGGGTGGTCACGAGGGACTGCATGAATTTAATTCTTTTTCGGAAATAAAAAAGGATATAGCAAAGCGTCATCGGAATGGTGAGTTCGGCGATGTTCAGAATCATCCAAAATTATATTGGGGAGAATTCGATGATTCGGTAGTTCGCCCTGGAGATTCTTTACAAACAATCGTGGACAAATGTATAAGGTAAATAATTATGGAATATAGAATAATAAGAAACGATGAACTCTACCACCATGGTGTCAAAGGCATGAAGTGGGGAGTTAGGAGACAAAGCAAGACTTCTGCTGGGCGCAGACAGAATACCGACAGCCGAGGAGCAGCTTCGCCTGAACAACGAAAAGCCAGAATTAAGAAGGCCGCGAAAATTGGAGTTGCCGTAGCTGGAACTGCACTGGCCGCCTATGGAGGCTATAAGGTTTATAAACTACAAGGAGAAGCGGTTACTTCGCTCGGCAAGAAGTATGCCAAGCTCGGAAAACAGCGTATGGAGCTTGCTGATCTGAGCCGTAATACTGCGCGCATCCAGGCGAATGAATCTGACAGATACAAACTATTAGCTGGATACGTTCGAAAGAATGAGCCAGGCAATAAGTGGGAGCATGACATTTATAAAAATGCTGAAAAATCTTTCATGAATTACTCAAGAGAATCTGACGCTCGAGCCGACAAGAGACTGGAAGAGGCAATGAACTACTATTCAAAAGCAAAGAACAAAGACTTCTCCCGTAAAGAAATCGTTCGAGAAATGGCAGATATCGCTAAGGCGAAAAAGCGGTATAAAGAACATTATTAGGAGGATTATTCATGACTTACAGAATAATTTACAGTGACGAACTCTACCACCACGGCGTAAAAGGTATGAAGTGGGGTGTTCGTAGGTATCAGAACGAAGATGGCTCATATACAAAAGCCGGAAGAAAGCGTTATGCTCTTGACCTTGACGTTAATGATACCTCGAGGAGGAATGTTGCTAAAATAAGAACCGGTGAGGCTAAGCGTCGTTTAGATGTAGCTAAAGCAAACAAAAACAAACCGAATAATGATTTCAGAATCGCCGAATTACAGGGGCGAGTAAGATCTGCTAAAAGAAACGAAAGAAATGTAGCGTCTATTGATAGAGGTGCTAAGCTCGCGGCAAAAGGCAAGACGATATCCGGTAGCAAGAGAACTGCTCTTATTCTCTCAATCGGAGCTACGAAAGGTTATGATGCTTTATATAAGCATTTAAATAAGCGTCTTGAAGATCTGAACGATGCCGGAGTACTTAGACCTGGTCATTATAAGGCGGCTAAAATGCTTAACACTATCGGTGCAGTAGGATATTATGCTGCGACTGCCGGCTATGGCGTCAAGGCGTATCGCGATCAGAGAGATATGCGTAACTTTAATACATCAAAATGGGCTGGAACATCCACGATTAAGTCAGTCGGTTCAATCGAATATAAGGATAGAAAAGCCGCAGCTAAACGCAAATAAAAATGTTGAGAACATATCAGCATCTATTAATCCTACCTACCTTCGAAGAAAGGTTTCAATATCTGAAACTTGATGGCAAAGTAGGGCAAGAAACATTCGGTTTTGATCGATATTTTAACCAGAAATTTTATCGATCAACTGAATGGAAGCAAACGCGTAATTTTGTAATAGCCAGAGACCGAGGATGTGACCTGGCTATTTTTGATAGAGAAATCCCGGGACGAATTTATGTTCATCATATGAATCCTATCAGTTTAGAAGATATTAAGGATGCAACCGACTATCTTCTTAACCCAGATTATTTAGTATGTGTATCTAAGGAAACTCACGATGCCATTCATTATGGCGACGGTTCTTTTTTGATATCTACTAAACCGATTGAGCGTTCTCCTGGTGATACTAAATTATGGTGATATTTATGGAATACAGATTAGTGAGAAATGATGAACTCTACCATTATGGAGTTCCTGGGATGAGATGGGGGCATCGAAAAGCTGTGCCAGACTCCTATACAAGTTCAAAAGCTAGATATAAAGCTGCTAAAAGAGCTTTTAATAGATCTCATAGCAGAGCCTATAACTATTCAGCTTTTCACCTAATGTCTCAGTTTACAAATCCTAAAAAGAAAGCCAAAGCAGATAGACTGTGGGAGCAGGCGAAAAAAGATGGGAAAAATTTTAACGCTGCCCAGAAAGAATACAAAAGAGAAAAAGCTAGAACCGCTGATCAGCGTGCCGCAATTAGGAAAGAACGTGTAAAAACCGCGGCTAAAGTTGGAGCGGCTGTTGGTGCTACTGCATTGGCGGCTTATGGTGGTTATAAGATTTATAAACTTCAGGGGGAAGCGGCAACGTCACTTGGTAAGAAGTACACCCAAATGGGAGATATGCATATGCATATGTCGCGCAACAGGTTAGCTTCGTCTACTAACTTCGGGATAGATGCAAGACGTTTAGAGGGGGCAGCTTCTGCGGCAAAAAGGAGTTCCGATCGTAAGGTTTATTCAGAATCGGCAAAAAATTTGAGAGCAATAGCTGAAGAACGTTATGGCGCTTCCCAAAAGTCAATGGATACTGCTAGACAATATTACCAAAAAGCTGCAAACAATGATTATTCTAGAAAAGAAGTTGTTCGTGAAATGAGCGATATTGTCAAGAGAAGAAAAAGGAATGACTGGTGATATTTATGGAATACAGAATAATTTACAATGACGAGCTTTACCACCACGGCGTTAAAGGCATGAAGTGGGGCGTACGTAAAGATCCAGATGTGGCTAATTATTTAAATGCCCGTTCTAATTATAGAAAAGCTCATAAGTCATATAGCAAGGCTTTTGATAAATCTTATAATTTTTCAGCTCGTCATCCTGTGACACAATATATTAAAAAAAGTAAGAACTATGCTAAATCAAACGCGCTTTGGGATGACACATTATCTAAAGCAGATGCTTCTATGGCTGCACGTAGTGAACTTCGTTCGGCACGTAAGGCTGTGGCTAAAAAGGCAGCTAATGCCGGAAAGGAAGCCCTGCAGAAAAAGTTGGCCGCGCCAACATATGCGGAAAAGACCGGAGCGGGAAAAGCAGCCGAAAGAGCTAGAAAAGCTCAAAATACAAAAATAAAGAAATCTGATTATATCAAGCAGTATAAAGCTGATAAAAAAGCGGCTAAATTAGAAAGAAGAGAATCTAATAGAGCTGCGAAAGATTATAAGCGGTTTTCTAATAAGCCTTATAAGGATATAGCAAAAGCGTATATGTCTCAGGCAGACGTCTATGTTCAGACGTATAAGGCCGCAAAGAATGCGACTGGTCTGAAAAACAAGGCGAAAGCCGCGGTTAAAGCATATTCCGAGACACCGTATCGTGTGATAGGGTTTACGGGCACTTATAATACAACTTATAAACGTACACAGACTGGAAGGTGGTAATATTTCAGGAGGTTTTAAATGCCAGACTATAAATTTTCAGATAGGCTAAAACATGCCTGGAATGCTTTCACAAGCAGAGACCCGACGCCTCCTATACAGCCCGCTGTATACGGAGGTTTTTCTTATCGCCCGGATAAGCTTTATTACCGAAGAGGCGGAGAAAGATCAGTCGTAGCGTCGATAATTACTCGAATTGCAATCGACGCCGCAGCAATCGACATGAAGCATGTTAAGCAGGATGAAGAGGGTCGATATTTACAGGATATGAAGTCTGGTCTTAATAATGTTCTCACACTTGAGGCTAACATAGATCAGACAAGTAGAGATTTTCTTCAGGATATCGTTCAGTCACTTCTTGAAGAGGGCTCAGTGTGCGTTGTTCCTGTGGAAACCTCTATTGATCCTCGATATTCGGACTCTTATCAGATAAACACAATGCGTGTCGGTAAGATTGTTCAGTGGTATCCGCAGCATGTTAAGGTCGATTTATATAACGATCAGACCGGCAAGCATCAGGAAGTGACCCTTCCTAAAAAGATGGTTGCTATTGTCATGAATCCACTGTATGCAGTGATGAACGAACCAAACTCTACTCTGCAGAGGCTTATTCGTAAGCTTGCACTTCTGGATGTTGTCGATGAGCAGAGTAGTTCAGGGAAGCTTGATCTTATTATTCAGCTTCCTTATGTAGTTAAAAGCCAGACCAGAAAAGAGCAGGCAGAAGAGCGAAGAAAGCAAATCGAAACGCAGCTTACTGGCTCCAAGTATGGTATAGCTTACACGGATGGTACCGAGCGAATAACTCAGCTTAACCGCCCGGTTGAGAATAATCTTCTTAAGCAGGTCGAATACCTCACAAACATGCTTTATGGCCAGCTTGGTATAACTGAGGAAGTTCTAAAAGGAACTGCTGACGAGAAGACTATGCTGAATTATTACAATCGAACCATCGAACCAATCCTATCCGCAATTTCACTTGAGTTCAAAAGGAAATTTCTCACTAAGACTGCGAGATCGCAGGGCCAGTCTATTGAATTCTACAGAGATCCATTCCGTCTTGTTCCGGTTAACGACATGGCAGAGATTGCCGACAAGTTTACAAGGAACGAAATCATGACTTCCAACGAGGTACGGCAAGCTATTGGTATGAAGCCATCAGACGATCCAAAAGCAGATGAACTTGTTAACAGTAACTTGTATAGTGACCCTTCAGCCGGAGTCCCAATGGAGGAAGAACCGTCAATGGATGAGGCGGCAGAGGAACCTATGCCTGAGGAAGAGAACCCGGGTGACATTCCAATAAGTGAGATCATGAACTAGGAGGTAAATTTCAAAATGGCAGAAAAATACGATTTTAGTGGCTGGGCTACTAAGAACGACCTGCTGTGTTCTGATGGTAGAACTATCAGAAGGGATGCCTTCAAGGACTGCGACGGCATGGTAGTGCCACTTGTATGGAGTCACATCCATAATGACCCGGATAATGTTCTCGGGCATGCACTGCTGAAAAACGAGCCAGAAGGAGTGAAGACGTATTGTACATTTAACGACACTCCTCGTGGCAGAACCGCAAAGGCCCTCGTTGAGCACGGTGATATTACAAACCTGTCTATCTATGCTAATAAGCTTAAGCAGAAAGGCGGGGATGTTCTTCATGGTGTAATCAGAGAAGTAAGTCTTGTACTCTCTGGCGCAAACCCTGGAGCTGTAATAGATTTTCCATCAATGGAACACAGTGACGATGAAGAAACTGAAGCCTACATCTACACAGATGAAGACATTTATCTCGCTCATTCAGAAGATGATGAGCCGGAAGAAATGCCTGAAGAGCATTCAGAAGAAGAGTTAGAACACGAAGACAAAGAAGAAAAGGACGACGAAAACATGGCAGATGAAACAAAGAACACCAATAACGGTGGTGAAAAGACTGTTCAGGATGTGTTTGATAGCATGACAGAAGAACAGAAGAATGTATGTTATTTCATGATCGGCCAGGCTCTTGAGGATGCTGGCGTTGATGTAGACGATGAAGGAGAAGAGGAAGAAGATATGAGACACAATGTGTTTGATAATGATTACGAAAGAGATGACGTTCTGACACATGCTGATCAGGCTGATATTCTGAGCATGGCAAAGCAGCCTGGCATGACATTCCAGTCAGCACTTAACGCATATGCTGCTGACAACGGTTTCGATGCAGACACTCTGCAGCATGATGGCGTATCTGTAAGCGGTTTCACACAGACTCCGATGCAGACAAACGGACTGACTGTTGATGCTCTGTTCCCAGAATACAAGGACGTAAGACCTGGAGCACCTGAGCTTATTACAAATGACCAGGGCTGGGTAGGCACAGTTCTCGGTAAGGTTCATAAGAGCCCTATCAGCAGAATCAGAACTTCTCAGGTTGATATCCGCAACATCGATGCTCTGAGAGCAAAGGGATATAAGAAGGGTAACGAGAAGAAGCTTACTGGTAACTTCCAGCTCGTAAGAAGAACAACTGACCCTCAGACAATCTATGTAAAGAGCCAGCTCCACAGAGATGACGTAGTCGACATCACTGATTTCGATTATGTTCAGTACCTCTACAACATTGACAGAATGAACCTGAACGAGGAGCTCGCAATGGCTATCATGGTCGGAGATAGAAGATCCGACGAGTCTGAGGACAAGATTCGTGAAGAGCACATCAGACCAATCTGGACAGATGATGAGCTGTTCACAATGCATTATGACCTTGATGTTGCTGCTATGAAGGCTACACTGCAGGGAACAGAGACTGGCAGCTACTTCGGAGATAACTTCGTTTATGCAGAGGCTCTTATCGAGAAGGTTCTGTATGCAAGAGAGAAGTTCAAGGGAACAGGTACTCCTGACTTCTACATGACTCCGCATATGCTGAACGTAATGCTGCTCGCAAGAGACAGAAATGGTCACAGAATCTTCAGCTCCAAGGCTGAGCTCGCTTCAGCTCTGAACGTTGGTTCAATCATCACAGCTGAGCAGTTTGCTGATCTCGACCCAAGAGTTGATGGCGAGAATAAGAAGCACAAGCTTCTCGGTCTGTGCGTAAACCTCGCTGACTACAGCCTCGGCTCAACAAAGGGCGGCGAGATTACTCACTTCACAGACTTCGACATCGACTTCAACCTGCTGAAGTCCCTGCTTGAGACAAGATGCTCCGGAGCTCTGACAAGAGTTTACTCAGCAATCGCAATCGAGGAGCCTGTAGCTTAGTTTAAGGAGGTAATCCATGGGCAATAAGGAAGCTCTTAAGAAGCTCGTAGCTGCTCTTGGTGGAAAGTCTGAAGCTGAAACAACCGTTGGACTGCTGGGAGAAATCTCGGCAGCCCTCGGTGGTAAAGATGACGGAAAGACCATCGCTGAGCAGATTGAGAATATTGCAAAAGTTGCTAAGAAACCAGTAGAAATGGAACTCGGCGACTAATTTCAAAATGAGGTAATTTTATGGCTAAGTTTTTTGGTGTCATAGGTTTTGAGGATTCCCAGGAAACGAAGCCTGGGGTATTTGAGCCAAAGATAGTGCTGAGAGGCTATAGTGGAGACGTAATTAGAAGTTCTAAGCGAAATGAAAGTAGCGATAAGATCAACGATAATGTCAACATTAGCAACCAATTCAGTATCGTTGCTGACAAATACGCCTATAACCATATTTATGGCATGAAGTACTTAAAGTACATGGGAGCAAATTGGAAAATCACAGATGTTGAGATTCAGCATCCTAGATTAATACTCAGTGTTGGAGGTATTTACAATGGGGACGAGGATTCAGCTTCATGAGAAGCTTTTGGCTTTGTTCGGAAGCAATCGCGTTTACTTTCAGCCGCCTCCGACAATTAAGATGAGCTATCCTGCCATAGTTTACAATTTAGATGGGCTTTATACAAGGTCCGCAAACAATAAGAAGTACGTTAAAGAAGAGCGCTATACAGTCACGTTTATCCACAAGGATCCAGATGAGAACTACTCAGACGACATGTTTAGCGCTTTTCCTATGTGCTCCTTTGACAGGAGATTTGTCAGTGACAATCTCTATCACGACGTTTACACACTTTATTACTAAGGAGGTAATAAATAATGGCAAGACTTGAATGGGACAAGACGGGTGAACATTTCTACGAAACCGGTGTTAAGCAGGTCGTACTTTACCCTATGTCCGGAGCAACATACGGCAAGGGCGTTGCCTGGAACGGTGTTACAAGCATCGAGGAGAGCCCTTCCGGAGCAGATTTTAATGCTATCTACGCCGATGACATCAAGTATCTGAACATTCAGGGTGCTGAGGAGTTTGGTGCTACCATCGGTGCATACACATATCCTGATGAGTTCGCAGAGTGCGACGGTGAAGCAACAGTTACCGGCGCCGCAGGTCTGACAATCGGTCAGCAGGCTAGAAAGCCTTTCGGACTTTGCTATAGAACAACTCTCGGTAACGACACAGAGGGTATTGAGTATGGCTATAAGCTTCATATCGTTTACGGTGCTAGAGTTACCCCGTCGGGAAAGAGCTACAGCACAATCAACGATAGCCCAGAACCAGCTGAGATGAGTTGGGAGATGAATACAACTCCTGTATCAGTAACAGGAATGAAGCCGACTTCAATTCTGAAGATCGACTCAACCAAGGTTGATGCTACTAAGCTTAAGGCTCTTGAGGATGTGCTCTATGGAGCAGACGAGAATGAAGCAAGACTTCCGCTTCCTGACGAAGTCATTTCGATGCTTAAGACAACCACTACTGGCGAATAGTCTTTTCTGGGGGTGTAGGAGTTTCTACACCCCTTATTCTTTTTATTAGTGAAAGGAGCAGCAAATGATTAAGAAAACAGTAACATTTACAGATTTTGATGGAAACAAGAGAACAGAAGACTTCTATTTCCATCTTACAGAGCAGGAACTCACCGAGTGGGAGCTGTCAGTTGACGGTGGCCTTTCGGGTGTTCTGACTCGAATTGTTAATTCACAGGACACGAAGACACTCATAGGAATCTTTAAAGATCTTCTCATAAAGTCCTATGGTGTAAAGACACCCGACGGAAGAGGCTTTGTGAAGAATGAAGAGGTTCTCAATAACTTCACATGTACGCAGGCTTTCAGCGATATTTACATGGAGCTCGCAACTGATGACAAAGCGGCTGCAGAGTTCGTAAATGGAGTTATGCCTGCTGGCCTTGCCGACAAAGCTAACAAAGAAATGAAGGTCGCTGAGTAATGATTGATATTATCATCCCGGAAGCAGAATATTTCGATGAACGAACGATGCAGTTTACTTACTCTAAAGAGCAGAAACTTACGCTCGAGCATTCTCTCATTGCAATTTCAAAATGGGAGTCAAAATTCGAGAAACCGTTCCTTTCATCAGAAAAAACGACAGAAGAAGTTCTGGATTACATCAAATGTATGACTATTACGCAGAATGTAAGTCCCGAAACTTACTTGCGTCTTTCTGCGAAAAATCTTGAAGACATACAAAAGTATATAGAAGCACCTATGACTGCAACAACTTTCAAGAAGATTGAGAAAAGGGGTGGTAAGAAGGAAATCATTACAGCTGAGCTCATATATTACTGGATGATTGCATTCAATATTCCATTTGAATGCCAGAAGTGGCATCTTAATAAACTTCTAACACTTATAGAAGTATGCGCTCGTAAGAATGAGCCACCTAAGAAGATGTCAAGAAGAGAGATTTCGGCTCAGCACAGAGCGATTAATCAGATAAATAGAGAGAGATTCCATACGAAAGGATAGACAGATGTTTAAATTAACATCAAGGCAGGAGGGGAAGAAGACAGAAGACTTCCTCAAAAAAGCAAAGGAGCTACAGATTGAATCCGTCCTGAATAAGTATGGATCAAAAGGTGTTCAGGCTCTTGCAGCCGCAACGCCTGTTGATAGTGGAAGAACCGCGTCCAGCTGGGGGTATGAACTTGAACGAACCGGAAACGGATGGTCAATTCACTGGACAAATGACAACATTAATCAGAATGTAAACATCGCAGTTATTCTGCAATATGGGCATGGAACTGGAACTGGGGGCTATGTTGCTGGGAGAGACTATATTAATCCTGCCATAGCTCCTATTTTTGAGGAAATCGCTAATGAGGCGTGGAAGGAGATTACAACAGTATGAGTGAAAGTATTGATCGCCGCGTCGTCGAGATGCGATTTGATAATAAAGACTTTGAAAATAATGTAAACACAACAATGACTGTTCTTGAGAAGCTTAAAGAAAAACTGAGCTTCAAAGGAGCAGGCGAAAAGTTTGAATCAACGTCAGGCCTTAGTAGCGCTATCGATGGAGTTAAGAGTCGATTTTCTGCACTTGAAGTGGTTGGTATGACTGCTCTTGTAAATCTTACCAATTCCGCAGTTAATCTTGGAAAACAAATGGCTAAGAGTTTAACTGTTGATCAGGTTAAAGCTGGTTTTAGTGAGTACGAACTGAAAATGGGTTCGATTCAGACAATTATGGCAAGTACTGGTGCAGATATTGGTACGGTCAACCAGAAGTTGAATGAGTTGAATACGTATTCCGACAAGACTATTTATTCATTTTCGGATATGACATCTAGTATCGGCAAATTTACTAATGCTGGAGTTGATTTGAACACTGCTGTAGCGGCTATTCAAGGTATTTCGAACGAAGCTGCAGTATCCGGAGCAAATGCTCAAGAGGCATCTCGAGCAATGTATAACTTTGCTCAGGCTCTTTCTGCGGGTTATGTAAAGCTTATTGACTGGAAGTCGATTGAAAATGCTAACATGGCAACTAAAGAGTTTAAGCAGCAACTCATCGATACAGCTGTAGCAGAAGGTAATCTTGAGAAGCAGGCAGATGGTACATATAAAGTATTGACCCAAGGCGCAAACGGAGCCTATAAAGATTCTATAACTGCAACTAAGAATTTTAATGACTCTTTATCAGCTGCTTGGATGACAACAGATGTCCTTACAAAAACCCTTGGCCGATATGCCGATGAGTCAACAGATATTGGTAAGAAAGCTTTTGCAGCGGCTCAAGATGTCAAGACATTCTCACAACTTATGGACACGGTTAAAGAATCCATAGGTTCTGGATGGGCACAGACATTTGAGAACATATTTGGTAACTTGGAAGAGGCTAAAGAGCTTTGGACAGGCGTGAATACCGTTATATCCGGATTCATAAGTAGGAGCGCTGATGCAAGAAACGCATTACTTCAGGCGTGGCATGATAGCCCTCGTGGAAGAGATGCGATGATTACTGGCTTTCAGAATCTCTACAAGGCAGTAAGTGCGATTGTTAAGCCGATTCACGAGGCATTTAGAGACGTTTTTCCACCGACTACAGTGAATCAGTTACTTAATTTTAGTACAAGATTCAGGGCTCTTACGAGTCATATGATTATATCTGCTGAGACGGCAGAAATAATTAAAAATGTTTTTAAAGCATTTTTCACCGTATTAAAAGCCGGAACAACTATAGTTTCTTCTATATTTAAGATTTTTACAAGCTTAATAAAAGTTGTTTTACCTGTTGGTAAGACTGGCTTGACTATTTTAGATGGAATTAGTCAGGGATTTACAAAGCTTGCAAGCGCTGTAGATTCTGTAACTGATAAGTTAGCCCAGTTGACAAGCGGACTTCTTGGCAAAGCTGTATCGGGAATAGGAAAGTTATTTTCTCTGCTTGGCGAAGGCTTATCGCATCTTAATCTTGCGAAAGTTGGAGGCCTTTTGGCTGGCGGCGGAATTATGGCTGCCGCTTTAAAGATAGGCAAAGTTGCCGACACGGTGAAAGAAAAACTTGAAGGACTGTTTGGAAAAGAAGGCGAGAAGAAAGGCGGATTAAAAGCAAAAATTGAGGATACGCTTGATGGATTGAGCGATACCCTTAATCAATTCCAAGCATCTTTAAAAGTAGGTCAGCTTGTCACAATAGCTATATCTCTTGGCATATTAGCTGCCGCATGTGCTACATTGGCTGATATTCCAGCCAAAAAGCTTGCGACTTCTGTTGCAGCAATCGGCGGATTATTCACTGAACTTGGCGTTGCTTCTCATCTTATGAAGGGCGCTCAGACTGAAGGCATTATTAAAATGTCCATAGCGGTGGTTATTCTGGCGAATGCTGTCAAGAAGATGAGCGAGATTGAAGGTATGGGAAAAGGCCTTTTAGGCGTTGGGATTATTCTCGGCGAATTAACAGCCTTTTGCCTTATATTTGATAGATTAAAAATCAAGCCGGAAGCTTTAACTAAGACCAGTTCTGGGCTTATGCTAATGGCCATAGCTATTAATCTCTTGGCTAAGCCTGTTAAGGAGCTTGGATCGATGGATGTTGGCTCTTTAATTAAAGGTCTTGGCGCTGTAGCGGCCATGCTTACAGGCTTTACATTAACAGCAAAAGCATTTACCAAGATCGAAACAAAAGGACTTGTTAAAGCCGGAGCCGCAATGGTTGTAATGGCTGTAGCAATACGAATGCTTGCTAAACCACTATCTCAACTTGGCGGTATGGATATGAAATCCTTAGCTAAAGGTCTTGGTGGAATGGCTGTAGCACTTGGCGAATTAGTTGGCTTTACAGCCGTTATGGGATTAATCGCTAAATCAACCGGCAATATCATGAAAGCTAGTGCCGCTCTTCTTGTCATGTCTGTAGGAATCAAAATCATGGCAGGAGCTGTTCAGCAAATGGGCGCAGATTCCGGTGCAGGACAGGGATTAAGCGTTATGTTCGGTGCACTTGTTATTTTAGCAGGTGCTATGGCTCTTATGCAGAAATCTCTTCCAGGAGCAGCAGCAATGATCATAGTGGCAGGAGCTCTTGCTATTATGGCTCCGGCTATTGCTATATTAAGCTCTCTTAATATAGGTGGTGTTGCCACTGGTTTGTTCGCTTTAGCTGGTACATTAGCTGTGTTTGGTGTTGGAGCTGCACTATTAGCGCCTGTTATTCCACTTATGATAGCTTTGGCTGGTGCTATGGCGCTTCTTGGTGTAGGAGTACTTAGCCTTGGTGCTGGTATGACGCTTCTTGTAGCCGCATTTTCTATGGCTACAGGACCTATTGTTGAGGGAGCAACGGCTATTTCACAGGCATTTCCTATTATGGCTAAAGGTGTTGCTGAGGGATTACTTGTTATTATTCAGACGATAGGAGATAGCGCTGAAGCAATTAAAGAATCGTTCATTAAGCTTGTTGATGCATTTTTAACAGGTCTAAGAGATGTCATTCCGAAGATTGTAGTGGTTGGCATGGAAATTTTAGTTGCACTTCTGCAGGGTCTTAATAAGAATATTGGACAGATTACCACTCTGGCAATAAGTATAATTGTAAACTTCATTAATGCAATTTCCGCTGGAATGCCGCAGCTTGTCGACGCAGGCTTTAATCTTATGTTAAGCTTCCTCAATTCGATGGCTGACGCTATATCCAAAGGCGGCGATAAACTTGCTGGAGCATTTGCTAATGTTCTGCTGGCAGCGCTTGGAGCTATTGTTGGGCTTATTCCGGGCTTTGGTAAGCAGGCCAAGAAGGCAATTGATAATTATCGTGCTGGAATCGATAGCGGAAAAGGACCATCAGAAAAATCAGCAAAAACAATTGCGAATACAGTTAATACTAACCTGAAAATCAAAAACCAGCATTCAAACGGAGCAAATGCAGTAAGAGGACTTAAAAGCGGAATGGAAAGTCTCGTCGGATCGCTTAGAAGTACAGCTAATAGGATTGCAGATATTGTTGATAAGACGATTCGAAAGAAGAACCAGATTAAATCACCGTCAAGACGTCTGGCAAAAACCGGTAGGTATTTGATGGAGGGTCTTATTAACGGAGTTGACTCACTATCAGGACAGTACCAGAAACGAGCCGATGCTATTGCGACGACTATGATATCTTCAGCCAATCGTTCAGCAAATGCGGTGCATGATATTATGTCAACTAGTTTTGCTGACGGGTTCGATCTTAATAGCTCTGTAAATAAAGCTGTCGATGTAAGTCTTTCAATGAGCAAGTTCAATGACAGAAATGCTGAGCTTAATAGAAAGCTTGAGCAGCTTACAGATTCTTTAGATGGTGTAACCGATACGATGAATTCACGTCAGCTTGTGAATAATATTCACATAGAAGGAAACGAGGATCCTGATGCATTCGCAGACAGGCTTACCCGTAGATTTAGATTGAATGCGAGGACTGTATAATGGCTAAAAAGAAGAAAAAAGGCAAAGGGTCATCTGTTACCGCTGTTGGAACTGCTGCACCCACTGGTCTAAGCATTTCTCGTAGTGGCAGCACATTCACATTCTCTTGGCATATAGGGGCAAGTAATTATGGAGCAGGTCAGCAGTTTTATTGGAATTTAAATGGAAGAAGACAGTGGGGTGTCGGTAGCATTGGGGCAGGAAACACATCTAGTGCTGTTTCTGTAAATTTAAATAATGTTACTTCGATAACATTTGGCGTTCGAGGTAGACAAAGCAAATATTCTGCTAAAAAGAAGAAAAAGACCATAACTTACGTTCCTAATTGGTCTGGATGGGCAGAAAAAACATATTATATGGCAAGACCGTCTGCGCCTAGCGTCTCATATTCTTTGGATACTGACCATAATAACGCTGGAACATTTAGTTGGAGTATTGCCAATGTAGACAGTACAAACAATATGGCATTCCTGCGCTACGAATGGGAGTCAATATTAGTAAGTAAATGGAACAGTACGTCACCCCCAACAAACTGGTCAAATGCAGCATCTGCAGACGGAAGAGTTGACCGTGGAAATGGCTCGGCTACTTCATATAGCTGGTATAAAGAAGAAGATTCTGCTTTATTTAATGACCCAGACTACTCGTATACCAGATGGTTTAGAATCCGTTCTGTCGGGTCTGCTGGTGCTACAGGGTGGCAACATGCGAAACATATTTATGCATTGCCAAGAGCAGCATACAATGTAGAAGCAAAAGCTATACCTAGAGCCGGCGGGGCAGGTTATTCTGTAGTTGCCGAATGGACGGCGCCGGAAAGCACACCATATCCGATAGAAAAAGATATCGTTAGCTATGCTGTTATAAAACCGAAGACATCATCTAAACCAGACAAAGCAACATATACTCTTACCACAGATACTGAAATTGTTGCTGGTAAGACTTATTACACCCGGTCTGGCGAAGAAGGAAGTTATATTTATACCCCGGTTGCAAATCCGGTCGTTTCGGAATTGTCTACATATTACGAATCAAGCGGCGGGACGATGGTTACAACAATTGAATATCCTTCGGAAAGTCCAAGCTGGACGCAGGTAGCAACAATTAATGATACGCCAGGTAGAGACGCGGCGACATTTACTATATCAGAGGTACTATCTACCGACGAATGTATATTTGTAAAAGTCGACACGACTCATGACTCCCACACGACAGAAGGAATTCCTACGCTTGCTGCTGGTGGTATGGGAGCATTAGCTGCTCCAAAAGTAAATACTATAACCGCAAATCCAAGCACGCATAAAATATCTGTTCAGGCATCTAACAACTCCGAGTTATCAGCATCATTTCTTGCAATTTACTATCGTCTTGAGGATAACCCGGATGTATATCAGACAATTGGCATTCTTAAGCATACTAATAGCCAGATTACTGTTCAGGCACCGGATTGGGGAGATAAGCAATTTTCAATCGGCGTTCAGGCTCTTTTAGCAGACTATTCGCCGATTGATAAATCTCCGTCTGGTGTCACTGAATATTCCATTACGAATATTAAGATGCAGTCTGATATTTTGTGGGACGAAGGAAGAGTTCCAATGCCGCCAAAGTATGTCGAATTGTCATCTCCTAATTCATCAACTATTAGAGTTATTTGGGATTGGACATGGACCGATGCTAACAAGGCTGAGATTTCATGGGCAGATCACGAAGATGCATGGGAATCTACTAATGGCCCGCAGACCTATGAGGTTACTGATTTATTTGCTGGGGCTTGGAATATTGCAGGTGTAGCTGTTGGTACATGGTATGTCAGAGTACGACTCATAAGGGAAGACGGAGACAATGTACTTTACGGTTTATATTCTGATATAAGATCAATCAAACTTTCTTCAGCACCGGCAATACCATCGCTTATATTATCGAACGGTGTTGTTGCGGAAGATGGTGAAGTAACTTGCTATTGGGCGTATGTGTCCACGGATGGAACTGGACAGATGCAGGCAGATATTTGTGAGGCGACATATGATGAAACAACACAGAAGTTTACGTATGGCGAAATCATAGATAAGACTGCGTCCGCTCAGCATATTACACTGTCAATTGCAAATCTTGGTTGGCATTCTGGAGAGACACATTATCTTGCAGTAAGAGTTATATCTGTATCTGGAGAGCAATCACAAGGCTGGTCTGCGCCAGTTCCTATCAAGGTTGCAGAACCACTAACAGTATCTTTTGAAAATCTATCGCTCGTTGACAGGGAGATTCCTGTTGATGAGGAAACCACAAGAATCGATTTATCACTTGTTGACTTACCACTTAATTTTACTATAAACAGCAACGGCGGAAGTGAAAGAACAACTGTGATGATAGAGCGCTCTGAAGATTTTCACATGAGACGACCGGATGAAAGTACGCTTGACGGTTATCAAGGCGAAATCGTTGCTAGTAAGATTTTCGAAGGAGATGGATCATATTCTATCGAAAAAGAAGACCTTATAGGATATCTCGATGATGGGGCACGGTATAATCTGATTGCGATTGGCCGCGATGGGTATGGACAATCTGCCGAATCAGAACCTATAGTGTTTACCGTTCATTGGGATCACCAGGCAGTTGTACCATCTGCTGAATGTGAGATGGATTTAGATAATTATGCTTCGATTCTTACTCCGCTTTTACCAGATGGATACGAGAAGCAAGTTGGGGATGTTTGTGATATTTACAGACTATCTGTTGACGCTCCTGAACTTATCTATGAAAATGCTGAATTTGGTAAGAAGTATGTTGACCCATATCCAACTCTTGGTGAAAACGGCGGTCATAGATTTGTATTTAAAACTAAAAACGGAGACTATACGACACCTGATAATCACATCGCATGGTACGACACCACGGCAGATGAGAATGATTTTCTGGATGTATTCACCGTGCTGATAGACTATAACGGAGAGCAAATATCACTCCCATACAACGTGTCTTTATCTAATCGTTGGGAGAAGGATTTCCAGCAAACTAACTATCTTGGCGGTTCAATCCAGGGCGACTGGAACCCGGCAGTGACAAGGTCGGGAAGCGTCTCGACTGTTGGAATCGTCAGCGATGAATATGAAGATGACATGGACGGAACAATTGAGGCGGTTAGACGTCTTGCCACATATGCGGGCATATGCCATGTCAGAACTCCTGATGGCTCCAGTTACTCTGCAAATATTAATGTAACAGAAGACAGAGAAGAGAAGATGATAAATAAGCTTGCCAATTATTCACTTGAGATAACAGCCGTTGATGCTCAGGAGCTTGACGGTGTCACATATGAATTATGGCAGGAAATGAATCGAGAGGAAGAATAATGGATTGGAGAAAAGGATTTAGCTCCCGGTACTATATCACAATTGTTGATAGAGAAACCTGGAGAGATATTAGAAGACTCGAGATTACCGGTGGCTCAATCAAACGCTCCACTTCCGATCTCAGACACTCCGCAGATTTAAACGTTGTAAACTACAATGATAACGGAGAGCAGCTTATAAGAGTGTGGTTAGACGCTAAACAGAACAGCGATTCTAGCCACACTCCTTTATTTACAGGATATGCTACTACCCCTGGAAGAAACATAAATGGAAGACTGGTCACAAATCAGTTGCAGTGCTATTCCGTTCTTAAAGCTGCGGAGGACGTCATGCTTCCAAGGGGCTGGTATGCTCCTGCAGGAGCAAGTGCTATTTGGCAAATCAAAGAACTTTTGAAAGTAACGAAAGCACCTATAAAAGTTGTGGGAAACACCTCAGATCCGGCGAAACTAACACTTAAGCAGGCTGTGGTTGCAGAACAAAACGAAACCAATCTTTCTATGATTGAACTTCTTTTGGCTATCATTAATTGGCGAATGACGTTAAACGGAAGAGGCGAAATCATACTTGATAATTATCCAACGGAGCCTATCGCAGTGTTCGACTCGAGGGAACACGACATATTAGAGCCGTCTTTAACGGATGATTACGATTGGTTTAATTGCCCGAATGTATTTAGGGCTGTTATGGATGGCGATTATGCCGAGGCAAGGGACGAGGATCCTAACTCCCCTTTATCAATTCAAAATAGAGGGAGAGAAGTCTGGATCGAAGAAAGCTCATGCAATTTAAATGAAAACGAAACACTTGCTGAGTACGCTCGGAGAAGGCTCCGGGAGTGTCAACAGGTTAGCCGAGTTATAAATTATGAGCGAAGATTTGACCCTAATGTTACAACCACAGATATTGTTCAGCTGAATTATCCGGCTCAGAAAATTGTCGGATCATTTGCTGTGACTTCACAAAGCATAGCCCTGGGCTTTGGTGCTAAAACTAGTGAGGAGGTAATGCTGATATGAGTGCTGGAATCGATAGGTTAGCCTCGGAACTTCAAAGGGTTTTGGATGAAAAAGATTCAAAAAAGAAAACCCCATATGACACAGAAGCTGAGGTTGTGCGTGTAGACGTCGATACTGTATGGGTAAAAATACCAGGAGGTGTTGATGAGACACCTGCGCAAAAAACAATAAATGCGAAAGTCGGCGATCGAGTGCAAGTAAGAGTCTCCGGCGGTAGAGCCTTCCTTGTTGGAAACGGCACGAATCCCCCTACTGATGACACAAAGGCGAATGAGGCATCTTATCAGGCTCAGAACGCAGAAGTCCACGCAGTAAATGCTGAAGGCGCTGCTGCCGATGCTATGAAATCTGCTGAAACAGCAAGAATCGATGCATCTATCGCCCATCAGATGGCGGAGAATGCTACGGAAGAAGCTGCCACAGCACATGCGGCTGCTACTTCTGCAAGCGAATCGGCTGCTGTAGCTGATACTAATGCAAAACAGGCAATTTCAGATGCTGCTGCAGCTCAGACCGCTGCGAATACAGCGGAAGCCAATGCTCAGACAGCTATTACAAACGCATCTGCTGCTCAAGAGGCTGCAGCTACAGCGGAAGCCAATGCTCAGACAGCTATTACAAACGCGTCAGCTGCTCAAGAGGCTGCAGCTACAGCTGAGGCCAATGCTCAGACAGCTATTACAAACGCGACAAATGCTGCATCTGCCGCAAGTAATGCTCAAGCAGATGCGAATATTGCTAATAGTTCGGCAAGCGCAGCATTAAATCAACTCGGTGTAGTTGAAGATGTTGTTGGTGTACTTAATTGGGTAAGTACACATGCAACATATAAAGTGTCAACGGATACAAGCGTTGAACAAGGAAAGTTATATTTTACAAAAAATGGAGATGTTTATACTCCTGTTTCAAATCCAAGCGGGGATCCTTCGGCCAATAATTATTACGAGATAGACGATGTTACAGAAGCTGTAAGCAGTTATGTATCTTCGCATTTATCACTTACCAATGATGGTTTGTGGGTCTTAAACGATAGTAATGCCTATAAAATCCTTTTAGCATCTGATGGGATGAAAGTTTATGACTCAAGCGGAAATCTGGTAGCAACTTTTGGACAGTCTATAACTTTTAATTCGCATTTGGTTCCTCAGTATATTGGTGGGGAAAATGCTTACATCGTTTTCAATAATACCACAGGAGAAATGACAATAGGCGGAAGTAAACTTGATATTTCAGGAAATGTAACCATTGGAGGTAATACACGATCGCTTTCGCAAGTTCTCTATGATATGCAAGCTGAAATAGATGGTTCAATTGAATCTTGGTATTATTCAGGAGTCCCGACAATCTCTAATCTGCCAGCTTCTAATTGGACTACTGATGCCCAAAAGAATCAGCATTTAAGAGACTTATATTTTGACACGGATACAGGCAAAACATATCGATGGGCTTATGAAAATAACGCTTATAGTTGGATTCAGATTGAGGATACAGAAGCATCTGCTGCGCTCGCTTTGGCTCAGCAAGCAAAAGATTCTGCTGATAGCAAACTCGCAAATGTAACCGTTGAGTATGCAAAAAGTACATCATCTACGATTCAACCTTCGACTGGCTGGTCGACAGAAACGCCGGAATGGGAAGAAGGAATGTATATTTGGCAAAGAACCGGTAAGACAATAAACGGTACTACGTCGTATACCTATACATGTATTCAGGGAGCCCAAGGTGTCGATGGCAGACGAGGCGGGATTATTCTTAAAACAACAACGGCCCCAAGCGCTTATACAACTACAATTGACGGATTCAAACCTTCATTTCGTATCGCGCTTGCAACAGTAAAGACACAATCTGGCTCAGACGATGTTTTTATTGGTGATGTAATTGAGTATTCTTACTACCATTATCCGGTCGGTTATGTAGATGATACATATGTGTATACAACCGCTAGACAGAGTATAAGAGGTGCAACTGGAGGAAAAGGCGCTAAGGGAGATAAAGGCAATCCTGGACCGGAAGCAAATGTTGTGATTAGTGTTACAGCTATAGACTATACTGCCGGGACAGCAACTTTAGCAGCGACACTATATGTCAATGGGGTTGAAGTTGGATCAGAAACATCTAAAACATATCAATGGTATAAAGATGGAGTTAGTATTGCTGAAGCAACTTCTGCAACATACAGTATTGCATCGGCTTCTGACTTAGAAGCATTATATTCTTGCGCTATTACATGGTAGTAAAAGGAGGTACTTTATGGCTACACAAACAGGAAGTATAGATTTAAAGGCTCCGAAGAATGCTAACGATGATGCTCGTAAAGTAGCAAGTAATTATCTCTCTTCCGATAGTAGTGGAATAATGATATATGATGGTACGAACGGGACCGAACAAATGCCAAGTGCGCCTGATGCGACAACAAATAATGTATTTATTGATTCTGATAGCTTAGATATTAGGCAAGGCACAGAAGTTCTAGCTACATTTGGTGCGGATGAAACTATTATCGGAAAGCGGCGTGGTATAGGATCCGAAGGAGCAAGTCAGGTTATAATAGATTCTCAAACTATGCGAATACAAGAGCCAATGGGTACGGCATATTTTAAAGTTGGAGATTTGAGAAAATGGGAAACTATCGATGACAAGGAAGTATGTGTTGCTACAATAAGAGAAACTTTTATAGGCGATGGGGAAAAAACTAAGTTTACTGTCTCTTCGACTGTAAGCTATCCTGTTTCCGCAACTGATAGTAGCGATAGTTCAAATACGGCTACAAGAAATGGTCAAATATATACTTTCACTAATCCTCCGGGATGGAAGGCCCTAGTTGAAATAACGTATAAAACTACTCAGAGATCGAGATTATTTACTTTTGGTGAAAGACGTGGATATCAAGGATCTTATAGCGTAGCTATGGGACGACTTGTGGAAGCTTCCGGCCACTATTCGCATGCGGAAGGAAGCGGTTATAATACTGAAAACATAACTGCAAGCGGCGAAGCATCACACGCTGAAGGTATAGCAACTAAAGCAATTGGCAAGGCATCACATGCTGAAGGCCTTTATGGGCTTAAAGGCTCTAGTCTTAATAAGACTGTATACACGACAGCTAGTGGAGAAGGTTCGCATGCTGAAGGCTCAGCAACCTCGGCATCCGGAAAAGCATCACATGCTGAAGGCACTTTTACTACGGCAGAAAGCACATACGACCATGCTGAAGGCTATTGGACGATAGCCAAAGGCGGCGCATCCCATGCAGAAGGCACAACAGCTTCATGGAGAAATAATGTCGACGGGTCAACTGTAACAGAATATACTACGGCAAGCGGATTAGGTGCACATGCTGAAGGTGCCGGAACTAAAGCTTCCGGAAAAGCTGCTCATTCAGAAGGCACTAGAACCGGAGCTGGCGGCGACTCGGCCCATTCTGAGGGATATATGACCTCGGCGATCGGTGATCATTCTCATGCAGAAGGTACTACATATGAGTATTATGACCCTAATAATGCTTCATTTGGCTCACATTACATTACACAATGGACGAAAGCAACCGGCAAGGCATCCCACGCAGAAGGTGCCGGTACACAGGCTATTGGAGATTATTCTCACACTCAGAATTATGGCACAATAGCCAAATGCAACAGCCAAACGGCGCTGGGAAAATACAATGTCGAGGATTCAGGTACCGGAGATGGCACATATGCAGTAATTGTTGGTAATGGCACGGGTCATCTCGCTCGTTCGAACGCTCTGACAGTAGACTGGAACGGAAACGTCGATATTGCTTCAGGAGCTCAGTATAAAATTAACGGGGTTTCACTCGCTGATATTTTCTATCCAGTAGGCTCTTACTACAAAACCTCAGACGCTGACTTTGACCCAAATACTGCTTGGGGAGGGACCTGGTCTCTTGCTTCATCCAAAGACGCATACATTGTTGACGAAGGCACAGATGGCATATGGACTTATAGAAAATGGTCAGATGGTATGGCTGAATGCTGGGGATCTGGCTCGAAAACTATGACCAATTATGCAACATCGAATAACTTTAGAGGTTATTATACCGATTTTGCGTTACCTAGTGGATTATTTATAAGCTCGCCGCAGCATGTATATACATCAACTGTTGATAGTGGATTTGCAATGAGTGCTGCCGGACTTGGCATATCCAATACTAATTTTCGAGTCTATGCATTAGCTACTTCCACAGGTTCTCAAAGCTGCACATTTGAAATGTTCGCAAAAGGCAAATGGTCGAACACATCAGAAGTGTATTATAGATGGCATCGAACAGCATAAGAAAGGATAAGTAATGAATAAAGAAACAATACTTAGGACAATTGCGAGAGTTGCATTCTCGATTTACACAGCATTTTGTATGTGGCAGGTGTCAATAGGAGAGCTTAGTAAGCTTCTCAATGCGCCTGCTTTAGCTATTATATTTACATGTGTAATTATTCTTTGCGGTCTTATCGTGGATGTTATCACGACATATTTCAACAATGATTATACAAAAGTTGCAGCTCAGCATACAGCCGAAATGAGGCAGCATAAGAAGGAACTCAAAACTGATTATATTGGTGATAGATTTTTTACTGATGTCCCAAATGAGAAAGCAGGTGAAGAAGATGAATAGTGTTACATTTCGTCAGTACGAACTGCCTTGGGCTAATAAACCTTATCCAACAAAGAGCTCGACTTTCGGTGGCTGTGGTTGCGGAGTATGTGCTTGTACGCATATAGCGATCGAGCAAGAATCCAAAAAGAACTGGACTCCTGAGAATCTTAGGAAATGGATGATTAATCAGGGGTTTTCAATCGCAGGCCAAGGGACAACTTGGGATGGAATCACTCAGACGCTTAAACATATAGGGCACAAAAAAGTTGTTCACATAACTGAATCGATGCCTATGAAAGATGCCTTTGCGGAGCTCAATAAGGGCAATCGCATGGGCGTTCTTCTTTTATACGGCGGATATTCTAAGCGCTATAAGAAATGGTATAAGACTCCAGATGGAACTGTTTGGACTACTTCCGGTCATTATGTAGCCTTCCTTGACTATAAGTATGAGAATGGAAAGCATTGGTTCTATATCAAGGATTCGGGAGCAAGAAAACATGATGGCTGGAGATCATATGAATCCTCTATGAAGGGCTGCGTTGGCCAGCTGTGGATTGTCGAGAGAATCGGAGTCCAGACGACATCCAAAACTGCTGTGACTAAAGATGGCAAGCTTGTAGTGGACGGCGTCGGTGGAACCGCTACCGTTAAAGCTCTGCAGAACTTCCTTGGCGTCACCGCTGATGGAATTATATCTTCACAGAGTAAGAATCTTAAAAGATATTACCCGGCTCTTAAGTCCGTATCATTTTCTGACAATCCGAAAGGCTCTGCTACAGTAAAAGCCCTACAAACATATCTCGAAATTTCCACGGATGGAATTTTGGGAAAAGCTTCTGTAGAGGCTCTGCAGAAGAAACTTGGTGTTAAGGTCGATGGTGTGCTTGGAAAAGACACAATGAAAGCTCTTCAGTTATATTTGAATAAAAACGACAAGGCGGTGTATCCCCGGCAAAAGTAAAGTAGATGATACTTCATCGAAATACAAAGTTATTGACGTTTCTGAGTGGCAAGGCACGATTGACTGGGCTAAAGTTAAAGCCGATGGCGTCGTTGGAGCTATTATCCGATATGCCGATGGTAGTTATCTCGACAAAAACTTTGATAGAAACATGCGAGAGGCTAAGGCTAACGGACTTCACATTGGAGCTTATATTTTCTCAAGAGCAAAGAATAAAGAAGAAGCAGAAGATGAAGCAATTAAATTGTATAATGCCGCAAAGAAATATGACCCAGATCTTCCTCTTTATATCGATCTTGAGGTGGCGAATAAAGCAAAGTATGCGAATACTGTAGCACAGGCATATTTAAAGAAAATAAAGGCTCTTGGTGGTAAAGGCGGTGTTTATGCCAATCTGAGCTGGTGGAATAACCATCTTAGGCAGACAGCAAACTTATCCTTTGCCATGTGGCTTGCTCAGTATAACAGCACAATGAATTATAAGCCGGCATCCAGCGTTGGAATGTGGCAGTATTCATCCAGTGGAAAGGTTAATGGCATTAAGGGAAATGTCGATATGAATTGGCTGTATATTCCTTACTGGAAGACAAAGTAATAAAAGGGAGGTAAATTATGAGTAACGTCCCAACTATGACAGAGGTCAGAGCGGCCTCTGTCTTTGCTATTAGGCATGATATTTGCCAATGGGGTCTGAAGATTGCTTCGGACGATAGGTATAGCTATGTAAGATGGAAAGCAAGTGAGTCGTCTACTCACACATGTCCTATATGTAAAGGAAGAAAACCTGGTAATAATTTCGGGTGGAACTGTATTGGATTCGGGTTTGCGACATGGCATCACGGCGGTGGAATTGCTTCAACATGCAATTGCCATGTAATTGACGACGGCACTGCAACAAAGATGCTTAAAATGTCAGTTACAGACATGCTTAAAACTGCACAGAAGCGTGTCGGTATTAAAGACATTAAGATTATCTATAACGATGGTAAGCATATCCCAACTTCGATGCTTGAGCCCGGTGATATTTGTTTTCTTTACAGTGGCGCTAAATTTCAGCATGTAGTGACATACATCGGAAACAATAAAATTGTCCACTGTACAAGCGGCGGATCGAAGGCCAATCAGGTCACATCAGCTAAATACTTTAAATCCGGTGTAAAGCTCGCGTTCCGTTACACAGGTACAAGAAGTTATATTTCGGTAGGAGCCAAAGGAGATGCTGTCAAGAAGGTGCAGACTATTGTAGGAGTGACTGCTGACGGTATATTTGGCGAAAAGACTCTTGCAGCTGTTAAAAAGTATCAGTCAGCTCATGATCTGGCAGCTGATGGTTTTGTTGGAGCAAAGACTCTTGCTGCTATGGAAAAAGATTCTAAGCCAGAACCAACTCCAGAAAAAAAGGGATACACAGGAGAGTTCCCATCGCTTGCTCTTAAAAAGACAAACGCTGAGGTTATAGCGGATGCTATACAGTGGACTAAGTGGATCGCAGGAGATGACAGATTCCATTACGGACACGGCGATGGTGCTCACCATAATGGCTGCTATTTCTGTAAAACACAGGATGCGCTAAAGAAAAATAGTGGAATTGTTGATTACAAGTTCTCATATTGCTGCAACCCATTTGTAGGAGCGGCATGGGCTCATGGTGGATGTGACCCTACAGCAATAAATCTCTGCAAGAGGCGTAAGACTTGGGACTTTAATAAAGGACATGGCTATGACGCTTCAAAGAAATTCACAAATCTCGGTCATCCGGATAAGTCGGCTCTTAAGCCTGGCGATGTTCTCTGCAGGAATACGCACGTCGCACTTTATATTGGTGGCGGCAAGATTGCTCAAGCAGGACATGAGGATGACAATGTAAAAGGAAGCAAAAGCTGGAATACCTCTATAAACATACAGACTCTTACGGACAAAAACTATAAGAATTTCCCAAGAGTTCACCGTTATAATAGCTCGGTTGATATTTCGTCACTGCTTATTAAGCACGGTGAGGTGTCATATCGAGTAAAGCAGCTCCAGCAGTTCCTGAATTGGTTTAACGGTAAAACAGTATGCAAGGCTGATGGGATGTTTGGAGACATAACTCTTAGTTATGTTAAGGCGTTCCAGTTATCTCAGAAGATCGCAGCAGACGGAATAGTCGGCCCGAACACCATCTCCAAAATGAAAGGTGTGGTGAAATGATTGATGTTAATACGAAGCAAAAAATCACACTGACTAAAGGCGATACTCTGGTCTTAACTCTCGATCTTAAGGACGCTGACGGAAATCCATATTTTCCGGAAGAAGGTGATTCTCTTCGCTTTGCAATATCTAAAGGCTATCTTGGAGAACGCTATTACGAGCTGATAACCTCAGTGCCTATCCCATTGGATGGCGAAACACTGACATTTACAGTGCCTTCTGAGACTACTAAGCAGTTTAAATACGAAGAGTACAACTATGACGTTGAGTTGACAAGAAGTGATGGAACAGTGGAAACAGTCATTAGTTCGCAAATCGTCATTAAGGGAGAGTGCCAGTAATGCGCATTTACAAAACTATATTTGGTAAATTGTCGGCGGCGAAACAGATTTCCGGAACTATTCAAGCAGTACCGAAACTTGAGGCGTCGCTGACGATTCCTAAAATCGAAGAGTTAAAAACTTATAGTTATGATGGGGTGGATAGCGTAACGGGAACCGGATATTCACGTGTGGACCATACAGTGACAGTTAAAGCATCTGGCCTATACACTATTTCTTTTGGAGCGTGGCGTAGTACATCATCCGGTACAAGTGGTACAGCATTATACATTAATGGGGTTATTCATGGAAAACCTAATACTGCATTTATTGGAAATGGCCAGTACACTCATTACGAAAATGTCGAACTAAAAGCCGGCGATGTTATCACAATTAGAGCCAGAGCTAGAAATACATCCAGCCATACGTACGTCACAAATCTTATAGTAAAGCAGACAGCGAAAGGTAAAGAATAATGGAAAACTGGACAGTTGAACAAATCGCTACAGCTATTGCACTTATGGTTGCAGTAATATCGGGGGTAACATATTTGGTAAAACAGATCAAGCACTGGATTGAAAGCCTTCTGGACGGAAAGTTTAAAGATCTTAACACCAGAATAGATTCGATTGAAAGTAAAGTCGATAAGATCGATATGGAGACGTGCAAGAATTTTCTTGTGCGTTTCCTGGCTGATGTCGAGAATGGTACTATGATTCTTGATGCAGAGAAGCAAAGATTCTGGGAAGAATACGAACATTATATTTCTGCAGGCGGAAATTCCTATGTAAAAGAGTGGGTCGACAGACTTAAGAAAAAGGGGTATCTGTAAAA